TAGGCACAGTGGCCTCAAGACGGCAGCCGGGACCGCAGTGGGCCAGGTTGGTGGCGCTGCTGCTGGATCTGCGGTTGGTGCAACCATTGGCCACGTAGTGGGTGGCGAGGGCGGTGCTCTTGCTGGTGCCATTGGCGGTGCTGCTGCTGGTGGCATGAGCGGCGGTGCTGCCGGTGCCCATCACGTCATTCACAACCACTACTACGGCGCACCTGGTTCTGCCCCCAAGCCTGGCGAGGTCGGCAAGAGCGAGGAGTTCGGGAAGGCACTCGACGCCATGGACCTGGACGACCTGTTTGCCGTGGAGAAGAAGTCCTCCTTCGGTCGTGGTGGTGAGTCTGCCGGTGTGGACACTGCCTCGGGCTCTGACCCGGCTGGCGTGACTGACCAGGCTGACCCGACCCGTGATGTGGGTCCGGGTGGGAAGACCATCTCTGGCACGCAGAAGACCAAGGGCAAGAAGACCCCGCCCGAGAAGGACAGCGAGAAGGGTGCGGGCGAGGACATCAACCCGTCCAGCCTCTCGGGCCTCGGGAAGAGTGCGGACTTCTGGTCCGGGATCATCGAGAAGGCTCTGGCCGCTGAGGACGAGTCCTTCATCGAGAAGCACTTCCCTGGTGGTGGCGACCCCTCCGGTGGGATGAACGCCCAGAACCCCATGAACTCCCCGTTCCCTGGTGCGCAGGGTATGGGCCAGGCCCCCATGATGCAGACCCCTGGTGTGCAGCCGATGGGAATGGGCCAGCCCACTCCTCCTCCGGGTCAGCCCACGGGTGGAATGCCGCAGCAGTTGCCGCCCGATGTCATCGCCTACATCCAGCAGTTGGAGCAGGCTTTGCAGCAGGCTCAGGGCAATTCTGATGGAGATAGCGACAACTCCGACGACAGCGGCAACAGTGATGGCAGTAACGATGACACCAAGCAGAACCCCTTCGGGAAGTCTGGAGACTTCGGCATGAACGACAACGACCTCTTCCTCGCGGAACTGGCGAAGTCCCTTGACGAGGAGGACAACCGCGAGTTGATCGGCAAGGCGTACGAGGCTGTCAGCAAGGCTGAGGAGCGCGCACAGCGGGCTGAGGAGATCGCCAAGCAGGAGCGCGACCTTCGCCTGGAGCGCGAGTTCATCGCCAAGGCTGCTGAGTTCGACGTGCCGGTCTCCGCGAAGGACCTCGGCCCCGTGCTGAAGCGTCTTGCGGAGTCCGTCTCCAAGGACGACTTCCAGGTGGTCGTGAAGTGCCTGCGCGCCCAGACCGAGGCCAACTCGATCTACGGCGAGGTCGGCAAGCGCGGGGGTGGCGACAACGGTTCCATCCTCGATGAGGTCGAGCACCGCGCCCAGGAGTTCGTCGGCAAGTCTCTGACCCCGGAGCAGGCCGTCGAGCGGGTCTTCGAGATGGACCCGCGTGCATACGACGCCTACGTCGCAGAGCGCCGTCAGGCTCTCCGCTAACTAGTAACCACGAGTAGAGGAACCTGACATGGCTTACGAGGAGATCCTCCAGAGCATCACCCTGGACGCTGACGCCTCCATCGGTGTGTTCACTGGGGTTGCTGGTCTGCGTGGCGCACCTGCCAACCAGTCGGCGCTTCAGTACCGCTTCCTGAAGATCACGGGGGAGCACACCGCAGGGCTGGTGGCCACCCCTGCATCCGATCTGGTGATCGGTGTGCTTCAGAACAAGCCCCAGACGACCGGTGACGCTGCCACGGTGGGCGTCAACGGGATCAGCAAGGTAGAGGCCGCTGGTGCCATCGCTGCTGGTGCTGCGGTCTACACCGACTCGGTTGGTCGTGCCACCACGACTGCTGCCGGGTCGATCTTGGGCTATGCCATCCACAGCACCGCTGGGGCTGGCGAACTTGCCACCATCCTCCTGCGCCTCCGCTAACCGGCTGACTACACAGGATCTCTAAGGGAGTAACGAGACATGAACCCCACTCAGAGCGACCTGCACGTCAGTCAGCCGCTCACCAACATCTCGATTGCGTACATGCAGTCGAGCGATGCCTACATCGCAGACAAGGTGTTCCCGGCAGTCCCTGTGCAGAAGCAGTCGGACCTGTACTGGAAGTACCTCAAGAGCGAGTGGCGTCGTACGGACGTTGAGAAGCGTGCGCCTAGCACTGAGTCGCCGGGTGTCGGTTGGCACGTCACCACGGACTCGTACTACGCCAACGTGTACGCGGTCCACAAGGACATCGATGACCAGTTGCGTGCGAACGCGGACTCCAACTTCTCGCTGGACCGCGACTCCACCAACTTCATCACCAACCAGTTGCTCCTCAAGAGGGACATCGACTGGAACAACAAGTATTTCAAGACCGGTGTCTGGGCGCGTGACCGCGCTGGTGTGGCCTCCGGGCCGACTGGTCTCCAGTTCAAGCAGTGGGACCAGGCCGGTTCCACCCCGATTGAGGACGTCACGTCCGAGATCATCACGTTCCGCCAGAACACGGGCTACGCCCCGAACGTCATGGTGGTCGGTGCCTACGTGCTCCAGGCTCTCCGCAACCACGCTGAGATCCTCGACCGCATCAAGTACACCGAGCGTGGCATCGTCACGGAGGACCTGATCGCTTCGCTCTTCGGGGTGAAGAAGTTGCTGGTCACCTACGCGACCTACACCACGACCCCGGAGTTCCAGAACCCGCTCACCACGGACTCCAACGCCACCTACGCCTTCATGGGTGGTGGCAAGGGTGCCCTGCTGGCCTACAGCCCGGAGCGCCCGTCGCTCATGGAGCCTGCGGCTGGCTACACGTTCACCTGGAACGGCTACCTGGGTGGCAACGGCAAGGGCGTGCGGATCAAGACCTTCCGCATGGAGAACATCGCCTCTGACCGCATCGAGGGCGAGATGACGTACGACATGAAGGTTGTCGCTACCGACATGGCGACCTTCTGGTCTGCGGCTGTCTCCTAAGGAGCGACATGCCTAAGCCCGGACAGATCGACTACACGACGATGTCGTACGTCGCTCTACGGGACCTCAAGGTCAACGGTGCTGTCCGTACTGCGGGCAGCGCCGTGCCTGAGGCTGCGGGATGGAAGAACCTCAGTCACTACATCTCGCAGGGTCAGATCGCCATCGTGGCACCGCACACCAACCACCCGGCTGCACCATCGTCGGCAACGGCGAAGACCTCCAAGGCGGGTAAGGCTGAGGGGAACGCTTCGTACACCCGGTACCGCCCTGCGGACCACACCGGGCTCCCCGCCAAGATCGCCAACGACGCTTCTTAGGAGTAGGAATGACCTCCCCCTCGAACCCGCAGAACAACACGGACGCTGCCAGTCCTACGGCTGGCTACGACTTCGACGCTCTGGCCAAGAAGGACTCCTCGGAGTTGCTTCCGCACGAGGCTGAGGCGCTGGCCTACTGGCGCTCTGAGCAGTCGCTTCGGGAGTACGACCCCAGCACGGTTGCCCCAGAGGAGCGGATCGTGGAGTTGCCTGACCGGGCGTCTGTGACGCTGGGTGAGGTTGCTGCTGGCAAGACCGCTGACGGCGAGGAGATCCCCTCCAACCTCCAGGCTGAGGCGGCTGGGATGATCGAGTCCCTCAAGGCTGACGAGGAGACTCCTGCGGCTCCTGTGGAGGCTGCACCGGCTGAGAGCACCCCGGCTCCCGCCCCGTCTGAGCCGAGCAGCACGGACACCAGCAACTCTTAGTACCAAGCAGGCAGATGGCCCAGGGCCGGTCCTTACGGGCCGGTCCTGTTCCATGTAGAAGGAGGAGACCATGCCGCTTACCGCGTTGAATGGCGCATGGAACTACTCCGAGAACCCCTCCACGTCCGATCTGGACACCGTGCGCTTCCTCCTTGGCGACACTGACCCGACTGACCCACTCCTGACAGACGCAGGGATCAACTTCCTGATCACTACGTGGGTCGATGTCTACTCCGCTGCCGCTGCGGGTGCAGAGCAGATCGCGGGTCAGTTCGCCAGGGAGGTCGCTAACTCTGGGGATGGAGTAGCCGTGGACTTCTCCGCTCTCCAGGACAAGTACATGGCCCTCGCTGGCCAGTTGCGCAAGTTGGGCAAGCGGCTCGGCAGGCTGGCTGTCCCCTACGTGGGTGGCATGAGCAAGGCCGAGACCCGTGCCGCCATGGCCGATGACGACACCGAACTCACCCTGTTCGCAGTCGGGATGAACGACGACACCCGCGAGGGTGCCTCCACCAACGTGGACTCTCGTGACCTGCTGAGTGACCAGCGGTATGGCGGTTCCACGTGACCTTGCGGGCGCAGGTGCCCAGCCTTCGGGCTCTGGCCTACATGAAGGCCAAGATGGCGGGCCAGATGCAGAGCAGCATCACGGTGCTGCGCCCTGTCGCGCCCTCCTTCGATGCCGCCTCCGGGCTCATCACGGCGCACTCCAACACCACCACTGTCTGGACCGGTCCTGCACGGGTCTACACAGCCTCAGGGGGCGGCAACACCCAGATCGGGGACGGCTACCTCACCCTGCGGACCACCACCATCTCGGTGATGGAGGTGGGCTCGGATGTCATCCAGGTCAACGACCTCGTGAAGATCACCTCTGATGCAGATGACGCCGCTGCCACCAACAAGCAGTTCCGAGTCATCGACGTCACCTTGGGAGGAGTGCTGGACCCCACGAGGAAGTTGACCTGCACCGAGGTCGAGGCCAATCCGTTCCACCCGCAGTCATGACAGCCTTCGTGGTGCCCTCAGTGAGCCATCCCCCGCTGAGGGCACCTCGTGGGAGGTCATGGTGAGTAACGCTGACGCCGCCGTGCAGTTGAACGCACTGGCGAAGGATCTGGCGGCTGCTTCTGGGCAGCCGTTCAAGGAGGTCGCCTCCAGCCTCATCGCTCAAGGTGCGGCTCAGGTAGAGACTTACGCCAAGACCTACTCGCCGGTAAGGACGGGCCACAACCGGGACGAGATCAACTCGGTCGTCAACGGGCTGAGCGCCACCATCACTGCGCAGTCTGACTACGCAAGGTTCCTGGAGTACGGCACTGGCACGCGGGGTGAGTTCCCTGGCAAGCCCATCGTCATCGAGGCACGTCCTGGTGGGGTGTTGGCCTTCAAGGTCAACGGCAAGATGGTCTACGCCAAGAAGGTCACCAACCCCGGCATGGCTCCTCGGCCCTTCATGCGCCCTGCGGTGGAGCGGGTGGCCTGGCCGGTGGCTGGGGACCTGGCCAACGCTGCGGTCGTCTC